CACAACTAAACAGAGGCCGATCACATGATTCAAAATGCGCACTTACATCAAAGTGTTTATATTTGGAACAACCACAATACAATTGCTGCGGGCGAATGGTGCATCCGAGTGATTGGGCCTGGTCGACGCCAAGACTATCAACACTTCGACTACCCAGGCCTCATGTGGAATTGTAGCTGTGTGGAATCTGTTAGTCCACACAGCGTCATAACAGAATGTTATGTGTTCACATTTATTAATCCTGCTCACAAGATGCTGTTTGACATTGCTTGGGGTCACTTGGGCATATATGACAGTGTTGCACTACTACAAGCGGATCAACACTGTGCATATTAGTCTAGACAAGTATCCAAATCACAGCGTTTACGCTGTGCCTCTTCAGTGTGCACGCCCTGCGGAGTGGTGTCGCGCACTAATAGGAGATCACAACTGGCGCAAAGTTGATGGTCAGCACAGCCTGCGGTTTTCTCTTAGTGGGTACAACAGCTATTGCCAGTTTAGTTTCGCGGATCTGCGGCACAAGATGCTGTTTGACATTGCTTGGGGTCACTTGGGCATATATGACAGTGTTGCACTACTAGAAGCGGCAATCACTGCGCGAGGACTGCATGGTCCAGATATAGTAGATTTCTCTCAGGCCTGGGCCAATTGTTCCAGTTTCAGTTCGTACCCCACTATGGGAGAGTGACAAACCCAGCATGAGCGGATTCACGCAGTCATTCTGCAGTCATACCAGCACAATTGATGAGATCCACTACAATGAAGATATTATACTGTGGTGTGAACAATTGATGGGCCTGCGCAGGCAGCTGAGATGGCAGACCCAAATAAAATGGTTGACACCACCTCAGTTTCAATTTTATGTGGAGTTTATATTTAAAAACCCGCGCCACAAGATTCTGTTTGATATTGCTTGGGGTCACACGCTGACCACTGTGGATACAGCACAGTTAATATGAAATATTATACAACCGCAGTTGATGGACAACTTGTAATCAAGCCCATGATTGATTGGTGTAGAATAGTTGTGGGCAAGCCAGGGTGGGACCTGGAAGTACAAGGAGCTATGGGCAACCACGGACGCTATCACTTTTGTGTGGAGTTTCGTTTTGATAATGCGAAACACAAGTTTTTGTTTGACATCGCCTTTAGTCACTTGCAGCTTTGGAACAGCGCAGAGGATTTCTTGGCAGACCATGCGGATGTGGTCTAGTGGCAGTGTGTCTTGAAATATAGAGTGGGCATAACCACCAGCGGAGTTGCAGTGAACCTACAAGGTGCAGCATGGTTAGAGCAGTGTGTAGGATCAAGAGACCTGCAGTGGCGCGCGGTAGTAGATGCCCTGCGCAGTGACTACACCTCAGTACATCAAAAACGCTGCTATGACATATACTTCAACTGCGATCGGCATGTTCGAATGTGGGTGCTTTGGTGTTCATTAAATGACGTTGAGGTAAGATACAGCTTTGTGGTTGACTAGCGCAGTTTATGAAGTTGTACTGGTTATTAACTTATTATGAGACTCTAACTTATGAGCAAGATAACTCGACGGTACGTTATAGTACTAGCAGTATCTCATTACGACTATGAACAGATGGATGCTGCTATTGAATGGATAAGCGCCACCAACAAGCCCGACACTTGGAGCAGGTGGTCATTCTTTTTTGCAGACTATTGGTGTGAACAAATTCAAGTAGATACGCAATCACAACAAGCTAGAATTAACTTGTATGCAAATTTGTGTAATATCGAGAGTTATAACAGTGTAAGCGAGTTTGAGCTTAAAAATCCAAACCGTTATCCGTTCATTGACGGCATTCAAAATGAAACATAAACTACGCGCAAAGTTTGATCCCAGAGAAATGGTCTCCAACCAAGCGGTTAAATCATATTATGAATGGGCAAACCTACGAAAGCAATCGGATCGATGGCAACAGCATAATCTCGGATATTGCGCTGCTGCTGCCGTGTGTACAGACGATCGCGATGGTCGAATTGCAGTAGTTTGCTATTTGTTCAAGAGTTCACGCGACCTACGCCGTTTTAAGTTATGGTGCGATTTACACGGACTACAAGTAGAGGACTGTTCTGGTGCTGATAATGCAGAGAAAAACACCTAGCGGATTTGCCTGCTTGATCGAACTGGATACTGATCAGCGACTCAAGGTCACTCAGTGGGTAGTATCCAATATAGCGGCTGGCGCAATGCCTTTCAACAATCCCTACATATTCACCTATCAGCATATGGACCGGAATGAGCAGCACCAGTTTATGCACAGCATGGCTTTCTTCTATCAGATAGACTTTGATAGCCAGCGTCTGCTGAGACAATTTGTTCTTTGGGCTACCTTCACAAACATTGTAATAGTCAGCACAACACACGAGGTATGATATGTACAACAGCGTAACAAAACCATTAACCACCAGTGAACGACTAGAGATGTTTGCTTGGTGTAAACAAGTGCTAGGCACGTGGCAGAACGGTGAATGCGAGGGAATCACATATGGTTGGTCTCATCGCATTAACCGAATTAGTAACTATCATGTGAATACGTTTTCCTTTCCAAGGGCATGCGACAAGTTTATGTTCGACATACGCTTTGGACACTATGAGATATATGACAGCTTAAACGATTACTATAATAAAGTAGAACGTGCAAAATTTAGTCCTAAACAACCACGGTGGACAATATGATTACGGACATTAATCGTTATGCGTTTGAACACGTGAGTTATATAAGAATGAAACATGAACACTTCAAGATTCTTGAGCAATGGCTATACAAAAATATAGGCCCGGCACACTTCGATTGGAGTAATGAGTTAGAGCGCAAGTATGCTAACAGCACAGTATTCAGCTTTAGAGTACACAAACACAAACGAGCGTTTGTTCTATTCGCGCAAATGTCAGGCTGCGCAGTGTTCGACACGTTTAATGAATATATTATATGGTGTAGCAATGTTAAAAGATCCGGATCCAATCAAACCCTATAGCTGTGCGTTTTTGGTCACTGAGAGACAAATCACAACAATACACAATTGGCTACATGAAAGATTCGGCCCCTACGGTGATCGATGGGCAATTAAGAGTGTGTCTCCAGGTTACTCTATTAGGATGGCTGCTGTGATATCGTTTGCTAAAGAATCACAGCAAACATTTTTTCAGCTGGCCTGGAGCGACACGGTTAAAAGATTCTACGACACAGCAGAAGAGTGCTTTAACGATCAATAGAGGAATGTTGTGATGTGTAAAACAAACGGTGAAGATCAAGTCGCCCTCTACGTGAGTGTGTTTAAGATTGTTAACTATAACGGCACGGATCAATTCACTGAGGACGTAATCTGCTGGCTTGAACATCGGTTAGGTGCTGCTAACAAACAGTGGAGCTACAAGAAAGCATACTATTGTGGTCATGCTGCCGCTATGATATCATTTAACAAAGAGTCACATCGAACATTGTTTCAGCTAGCTTGGAGTGATAATATACATGAATTCTATTCTTGCCTTGCACATGCCTTTCACAATTGGCTTTAAAGATTGACACCTCTGCTGTCTGACTGTATACTCTAAGTATATTAAAACACAAGGCAACACTATGAGCCAACTAACCTGTACAGTATACGAAACCAACATGCATTACTGGACGTGGATCAAGCTGGCCTTCGACGATCCCAAGTGTAAGATTGCTAGAGTTGACGAATCTCGAGCAGGGTCAAACCGATTGACATTTATTTTCAAAGACCGTTACGGTATGCTGTTCTTTTTTCTCAAGTACTCAACACATTTTGGAATAGTAGAGGAGAACAAACTTGATTAAATTTAGTAACCAATCAGTAATAGATTTTAGTTATGACCAGTCGGCGGAGATGGAGGAATGGTTAGTCAAACACTTTGGCTCCGAGGGCGAACTTTGGGTCGCTTATCTCAAACCACGAAGCACCTATGCCTATGTTATTGAGTTTTCTCAAGTAACGCATCAGATGCTGTTCGAACTTCGGTTTAGTGACTCCGCAAAGTGTTACGCTAGCATTGCTGAGTTTGAAATAGGTAGAGCAGCAGACCGAGAGGCACAAGAGGCAAAGTTCCCCAACGCGGCGACTAGGATAGAACAATACCGTAAAAAATACCGTAACCTATTCTCATACACCGAGGATATAGAATGAAAGAGTTCGACTACATTTCTGTAATAAACATGGACATACTAGCTCTTATTGGTATCAGCGAATGGATGACTACAGTCTTGGGCCGTCGTGGGATCAAATGGGACACTGAAGTAACTCGAGGGTATCCTCAACTAATTATAGTCATGTTTGAATCAGACAAGTATAAGACATTGTTTGATATGAAATGGGAAAGTGAGTATTCGATACATGCTAGTGCAGAAGCAGCTAATCATTATTGGACTAACAGCTACCACCAAGGCATATTAAACGCCAGTAACACAGTGCTTGGTATTGCTCGAGATACTAGTGCAAGGACGCAAATAAAGATCGAGAAAGGGAGGCACGTTGTTAATGGGTAATCATATAGTGAGTAGTCGAATGCTGGTCCCTGAACACATGGCCTACATACGTTATAATACTAAACAGTTGAGCAAAGTAATAGACTGGCTATGCGAATTGTCAGCTGAGGATGATAAGTGGAGTATTGATCTATGGACCAAACCGTTTGAAATATACTCTATAAAGTTTAAGAACCCAAGACACCGAGTACTATTTGAATTGCGATTCGCAGGAGAAATAGACTTCATTGAACTTACGGACTCGTTAACATGAAACTATCAAAGTTCAAACACCACACTGTGTTTAGCTACACAAAAATTCCTCTTCAAACAGCGTTGGATTGGTTGACTGCTCGCATGGGGCCGGAGGATATCAAATGGCAATGCAACCGCCCCTTAGGAAACATTGCAACTGTAGAATTTATGTCTAATCGAGACAAGTTCCTCTTCGACATACGATGGTCTGAACAAATGCGTATTCTGCCAACATCTGGAGCAGGTCCTGCTCCAAGTTTTGTAAAGTTGTTAATTGAGCTCGGTGCACAATCAAATAAACAGCATACTAAAATCACAACAGCAGGTCTGTAAGCTATGATGAAACGCAACTACCACACAATCTTTCGCACAAGCCACACTACTCTACTTAAGATGGAACACTGGCTGGCTCTCAGCTTTGGGCCCGAAGGGGGCCGGTGGCAGATCAAAGACGACTACCTTCGAGTAGACATGGCGGCTGTTGAGTTTGAGGACGAGCGACACAAATTATTGTTTGATCTTAAATGGGGTAACGATAATCGTATGCGCGTGATGCCGAGTCTAGGGCAAGGGCCCAGCCCGCGTCCGGTATCGGGCAGTCTGCTCGGGTACGCAGTGACAGATGAGACATCTACCCTGTGAGCTACATAATTGCAGGGTTTAGAAAATTTGAGCAAGCAACGCCGTTAATTGAATGGATCGAAACCAATCCCAACTATTCACTAGGGGAGTGGTTTCAGCATTACGGACAAGAATCTAACAACTGTTATTCAACAACGTCTGTTATAGTCCACTACGACGGACCAGTATACGGAATGCTATTTAAACTACGCTGGGCCGATAGATTATATATTTTAGAGGAAGTAAATTAGGATTAACTCTCTACTGGCATTAATTACCACGCCATTAATGCCAGTAGTCCTTGAGCAAATATATAGATTACTGTCCATGCTATTATTGTTAGTAAGGTCCATGATATTAGTACTATTTTAAAACGTCGGAATCGATAGAACAGCACAAATAACATGCACAGCAGCAGTCCAAAGAAATATACTATCATGGAGTAGCATACTCTACATCATCAATGTTCCAACAGTTATCCCATGATACTACAAACTCCTGCTCTGTCACAACGTCTATTAATTGAACCAGTTGATTCTTCTGATCACGTATTTGTATAATACCCGTGCTTTCGTATATTCCAGGCTTGCCTGGATGAGCTTGCCCAACCTGAGGAGCTGCTTTTATCGGCACTCCTGCTGGGTCTACAAACGTAGTTACTTTGAATTCGCAAGCATAAGGCTTGCCTGGTGTAATATCAATTAGCTGCATATCTTTATCCCCTTGTATACTATTTAATTATCTCATTGAGGCACAAGTGATAAATATATTTGAACCGTTACTTAAAGGAGACTTGCCATGAGTAGAATGCGCAATATATCTTTAAACCTAGAGTTAGGTCAAAAGATACTAGTAGGCCCAAACAACGAAACAGCCGAAATAACAAAAATTGAGTTTCATGAAAAGAGCGGAGAGATAGACATAAACACTACAAGAGGTCCTCGCAAGGTTTTAACATTTAGGCTATGCGAGCAATCTGACCAAGAAGAAAATACTAATCCTGCTGACAAATTTAGGTAAATGAATATGAAGATAAATGAAATTATAGACACAGTTACAGAGTGGAAAGCCTCTAAAAAGCTTTGCACTAGTTCTAAGCCAGACAGCGCAATAGGTGCAAGTGCACTAGCGTCCTGTAAGTCACAAGGCTATCGCAGTCGCGACGGGAACAAGAGTCACAAGATTGGCAAGAAAAGAGTTAAGATGGGCGGAAAGAAAATTCGCGGCGCTCCCTATGGAGGATCTATACCGAATTATGGTAGCGGGAGCTAATCAGTGCTGGAAATAAAAACAGTCGAATGTTTAAAAGGATCAATTATAGTTAGCACTCCTTTACTTGTAGACCGTCTTTTTGAGGAGTGTGTAATTTATATATACGACCATTCCTCTAGATGGGGCACACAGGGCATTGTGATAAACAGAACTACTGATCTAACGGTATTAGATTTACTAGAGAAAATGGAGCTTTTCTCTCAAGACCCACAACTAGACTTTCCATTGTATCACGGCGGACCTATTGAAGAAAACGGTATTGCCATGGTACATACTAGTGAATGGTACTCTTCCAACACTTGTGCAGTGACAAGCGATATTAGTATTAGCTCAGATAAGTTTATGATAGAAAAGCTCTTAGACGGCAATGCACCTGCTAACTGGTTGATGAGCGCAGGCAAGTGTGAATGGGAGCCTGGAGAGATAGAACAGGAAATAGCAGCAGGCGCTTGGCTGTGTGCTACGGCGTGTGAAGAGATGTTATTCTCGTCAAAGGATAACGACAGCCAATGGAGAATAGCTATTGAATATTGCACCAAACAAGCAGTAAACAGTTGGCTCTAGACAAAGCGATTGACAGCTAAATAAAACACTGCTATAATGGCAGTTGTACTATGAAGTCATACAACGGTATGACTACTGATTAAGGAAAAAGAGGAGATAACATGGATTGCTTGCTGTTAAATGCTAACGGACAACCAGTGTCTTATCTTCCGTTAAGTGCAATAACGTGGAAAGATGCTGTTACTTATATGTGGCTGGACAAATGCATTGTACTAGATTGGTATGATGACTGGATAGTACACGCAGAAACTTGGGAAACGCGAGTTCCCGCAGTCATCATGATGAAAGAAATGATGAAGTCCAAGACCAAGCCGAGATTCTCAAAGGGAAATATATTTCTACGAGATCTATTCACTTGCCAGTATTGCGAGACTAAGGTAACGCGAAACGAAGCAACATTGGATCACGTGAGGCCACAAAGCCTCGGCGGTAAAACTACCTGGGAAAATATAGCAACAGCATGCGGTCCATGTAACCATAACAAGGGCAATCGGCTTAGTCCTAAACCTATTAGGCAGCCCTACAAGCCTGATTACTATGAGCTAGTAAGTAAGCGCAAGCTGTCATCATGGGAAGTAAAACACCCGTCTTGGAACACCTACCTACAATAAGCTACTTAAACCAAGCAATACGTTTACCAGCGTCTATACGGCGCTGGTGTTCTTGGTGGCTTCCAGGGTAGCGCCACCCCCATATGCTAACCAAGAACATAAATCCTCCACTCCACGCAATCGCAGCAATATTGCCTGTGGTAAACCAAAGCACAGCTAGGCTAGTTGACATTGTAATTACCATTAGGTATTTAAATTTAGTAGGGAAGATACGTTTCTCTGTCCAGTTTTTTAAAAACGGTCCAAAGATCTTATGATTATAGATCCACTTGTGCATACGCTTGCTACTTTTAGCAAAGCAGTATGCTGCACCTACCGCAGGTGTGCTCCACGGTAACATAGGCATATAAATCCCTACAAAGGCTACTCCTACAAGTATAATGCCCAGCGTAAACCAAAGTGCTTTTTTAATGTTCATCTAATATCTCCTTGAGTGATGCTACTAGATAGCTCATCATCTCGTCTGTGTGCAAGGGAGTAGGAGCAATACGAAGACGTTCTTGGCCGACAGGAACTGTAGGAAAGTTAATGCTTTGAACGTAGATTCCGTAATCTGTTAATAACCTATCGCTCAGCATCTTGCATCTAACTGCATTGCCTATCATTACAGGTACGATGTGAGTGCACGATGCCGGATGTACGCTTATGCCTGCGTCGGCTAGCATCTTCTTGAGACGGCTAGCACGTTCTTGGTGCTTGTCTCGTAGTTCGTTATGGTCCTTAAGATATTTTATGGATGCCAAGGCCCCTGCACAAATCACCGGACTTGTGCTGGTAGTGAATATAAATCCACTGGCTACACTGCGCACTGCATCTATGACGCTTCCATGGGCTGCTATGTATCCGCCTTGCACTCCAAAGGCTTTACCTAGGGTGCCATTAATAATATCGATCCTGTCTTCAAGTCCAAGCTTTTCACACCACCCTGCACCGGTACTCCCGTACAGGCCCACAGCGTGAACTTCGTCGATATATGTAATTGCACCATAGGCATCGGCCAGGTCGCAGACTTGAGAAATAGGAGATATATCACCATCCATGCTATACACAGATTCAAAGACAATACAGGGTGTGAGTCCTCGGGCTACGGTATTCTTTAGTTTCTCTTCTAAGTCGCTCATATCATTGTGTTGCCATACTAATTTGTCAGCACCGCTGTGTCGTATACCTTGTATCAATGAAGCATGGTTCATTGAGTCAGACAGGAACACAATATTGGGAATGATTTGTTTGAGAGCGATCAGTGTCCACTCATTAGCAACATAAGCAGAGGTATAGAGCAGTGCGCTGCCTTTTTTGTGCAGACGTGCCAGCTCAGATTCCAACGCTACATGATAGTGGCTTGTGCCGCTAATGTTTCTAGTTCCACCTGATCCACTTCCTGTTTGATCAAGTGCGGTATGCATTGCGTCAATAACTACTTTATTTTGCCCCATACCTAGATAATCGTTACTGCACCAGTTGACTATGTTCTTTATAGCATAAGGCCCGTACCAGAGGCTTTTAGGGAATAACCCGCGTTCGCGAAGTACGTCATTAAATACTCGATAGGCACCGGAGGCTTTTAAGGAGTCAGTTGTTTTTTGAAAAGGTGTTAGGTTTATCATCAATTGTATTTATTAAAACGCTGATTGGCTATTCCTTGTATCATTAATAATTACGATAAATATCTAGTATAAAGGAGAGTATAAAATGATTAAGATTGCAGGAACATATTGTGGCAGCTAATGGAATTTCAACACTAGAGTTTAAACGTGATAGACAAAACGCAAAACTGGCATTGGCAGCAGCTAACAGAGGTATTAGTGGAAGACGTAGTAACCTGGATATATCACAGCTTCCTACAGTTTATAGCCCGACTAACAATACTGTCATTAATAATCCAAACCTGGGTGGATTGATAGTGGGCCGACCGTGGACTGACCTATCACTGTTGCAAGCCCTAATTACCTCGCTCTTCGGCGCAGGCGAACAGGGCGCATTCTACATCCCTCGGCCCATCGTCAACGGCGTGCAGTCGCTCTTTCAAGATGCGGCAGGCACTGTGCCGGTGACTGCGGACGGCGATCCCGTTGGGCTAATGCTGGATCAATCTGGGAATGGGAATCACGCCTTTCAGACTGTTAGCGGGAGAAGGCCGATATATAGAACTGATGGGACGTTGCATTGGCTAAAGTTTGATGGGGTAGATGACTTGCTAGTAACTGGACAAGTCGCATTCGATGGTGACGCCTTTCTTCTTATCTGGGGCGGGATAAACCCAACAGACTCTAGCTTATCGGGTAGGCCAGGATATAATTTCTTAAAAGTTGGAAGCAATAAGTATTTTGTAGAGTATTTAAACAGTTTCGATGAGAGCGCACGCAAAGTTTTATTAGAAGAATCCCCGCGTGGCACTATTTTTGCAAATGAAAGCCCCGCTTATCCGCCAAGGGGTACTCCTTTTGTGTCATGGTCTACTCAGGGCACCGTCGGAAAGATTGGCGTAATTGACACCCTGAGTGCTGTTGATGTAGGGAGTAAGTCGCTAGAGTCTTTTAATGCGAATCTTCGATTGGGATCTGGATTTGCGCAAAGTTTAGGGCCGCTTGTGCTTTTTGGCTATGTATGGCTATCTCGTACGCCAACAGAGTCGGAGCTTACTAATACCAATGCCTATCTTGCCGGATTATCAGGGATAACTCCATGACCACCTCTTATGTCCAGCGCGCCACAATCGCCGCCCCCATCAACCACATCCCCGACGCCAACCAACTAGCCCTATGCCTCGGCGAGTCAACACAAGACGATCAGACATTCAACACGGCATCGTACCAAGACGCATCCGGCAATTTGTACGCAGTAGCCTCAACAGTCACTAAGCCCATCTTTGCAGAGCTAGCAGGCCAGCCGTTAAAAGCCCCTGACCATGCACCGGATATGGACATAGAAGCGGCTACAAGGGCACAGGCTCTGCTACAGATTAACGGCGGCATTGCAAGCCCGGATGTTATCGCGGTGATACTGGGCGACCGTAAAGAGTCACCGCAGGATCACATAGCGGCGCTAGGGCTGACGCGGGTAGAGCAGGATCAACCAATTAATTAGCTATAGATGATTTACCCCTGGTGTATTGCTACAGTCAGGGGCAGTTGTTTCATTTTATTGTAAAAGCTATGCTTTTTTTAAAAGACCATCGTCTCATTGTAGAAAACTATTTATCTCTTGACCTTATGGTAGTATAATGTAGTGAAGTGTGAACTAAATACTGCCACAGCAAGGAATTTCTATTATATGAAAAAGCGCACGCGAAGCATTCTCGAAGAACTAAATCAAATCCACGGCGGGCGAGATAGTGATTTATTCATTGACGCTACTGCTAACAATATTATTGAAAGCGCTATCAACTTGCTGACCAGAGTGCACAGTCTCTATGACGTTGACACTGCATCAGAGCTTGAAAGGCGATTCTTAAACAGCATAAAGAACGGTGACCCTAAAAAGTTTCAACGGTCTATGCAAAAGATAAAAGAGAGTAAACGCAATGATCCTAAGTGAAGGCGGCGCAATGTCAGGTGTAGGAGCAATACACATTTCAGAAATAGAGCCCACTCTCAGCGCATTAGAAAAAGTACTAGGCATTGATCTTAAAAACAACGTGCTGGGCAGCGTAGGCAAGAAAGAGTTCTCGGGGGACATTGATGTTGCTCTCCAAATAGATACTGATAAGATTACAGAGTTTATGCAACGCCTCAAAAAAACACCCGAGGTACTAGATATTGCTAAAACTAGTGTGATCATGACCAAAGTAAAAATTGTAGGATACGATCCACAAAAGCAGACAACTGAACCAAGGACAGGATTCGTACAGCTAGACTTTATGCTGGGCGAGCCTGAATGGATGAAAACATATTATCATTCCCCGACTGATAAAGAATCAAAGTATAAAGGTGTGTTTCGCAACCTAATGATTGCGTCTATTGCTGGTGCGTATGATAGGCAAGACTCAGACGAAACACTAGATGACGGAAGACCACTGCGCAGCCAGCGGTGGATGTTTTCTCCTACTGACGGACTTGTACGTGTGATTCGAACTCCTGTGCCCAAGAAAAGTAGCAACGGGTATACAAAAAAGAACGCTAATAAAAAGTTACAGGACGGTATTAAAAATCCTCAAGAGATTGCCAAAGCACTAGGACTAGATAGTGCATTAGACTTGAATTCTTTTGAAAGTCTAATAGCTGCTGTTAATAAAAACCATGCTGGACCATTAGCTAAAACTATCAAACAAAACTTTATAGCCAACAGCACAGTACAAGACATTGGTATTCCCAGCGAACTAACAGTAACAGAAACTCTAGCAGACAAGCATTTTGCACGTATTAAAGCACTACTGGAAAAACTAGCCTAATGATGGAATTTATAAAGGAACTGCACGAAGCACGTATGACCAAGGGCAGCAGCAACGTTGCCCAGTTGACATACACAGACTGCGGCGAAAGAATGTATCTATTGCTGCTGGCCCTCGAAGTCATGCGGTTGTATCCTGCATTTAGGCCCATAGTACAACGCTACGCTAAGAGCACTGTTATGTTCGACAACTACAAGTACTACTTGAGCTCAGGAACAGACCTTTATAATTTTATCTACTTTTTAGTAGGCGACAACAGTGCGCAAGCCAAGCTTAAAGATCCACAGGCAGCCACAGCACTAAAACAGAAAACACGCATTCCGTTGATAGCGCTGAGCAGACATATGGAAGCACTGGCACAGGGACGAGAGCCCAGCTTGGTTACTAAATTGTTTATAGATATCGAAGGCGCTATTCGACTGCCCACACAAGACTACAAGAAGATACGCCGTGGAATTAAAGACTTTCCTCGGTTAACTGCCAAAGAAAGACAAACACTGGTCACTAGACTTATATTTGCCGTGAGAGCAAAACTGAGAAGCTCAGACTTCATCAACAGCTTCGAAAAGTTTGCAACTGTTAAAAACCTAGAGAATCCCAATGCTAGAGACCCAGAGCCCGAACTGAGCACGCCTGATGTTAAAACCAGTCCCGCCAACATAGCACTCTACAGTTATCTAGTAGGCCCGTCAAACATAGCACAGACCAAACGATTCCTTGATATGGCCAAGAACGGCAACGCAGTGAGCGCGGAGATGTTGAAAGCATATATTCCTGTGATAGATATTATAGACGATATAGTGCAAGGCGGCCCGGCATACGTACAAAACCTAAAAGCACTTCACAATAGAGCTAAAAAACGCAATTAACCCCGTAAATCTTAAAAAGACATAAATACTTTCATACAAGTTCATTAGAACATGAACTTACCATTTAGATACAGGAGAATATAAAATGGCGGTAACATTAGATTTTGCAAAAGTAAACAGTAACCTATACACACTAGGTACACTAGTAGGAACAGGTCAAGTACGTGCATATAAGGCAGTATTTGGAACAGCACTAACTTCCGACACACGTGCGGCCGGCGACGACGGCGAACCTGGGTCAATTCGCGGCCCTATTACCACTGGTACGTTGCGCCTAGTAGCTAACGAGCTAAATGCATTGGTGTTTGAAAGCAATGGTGACGGTACTACTGTTGGGTTTGTTACTGAATTTCACCACGTAGATATAGCTAGTCTAGAACGTAGACTAGAGCACCTCGTAGACGATGGCACAGCTTCCCCACCACAAGTAACAGTTACTGAAGTAGGTCTAAAGCTTGCTTAATTAGTATCCCTACCTAGTTTAGGCAAAAGAGTTCAGTTTTTACTGAGCTCTTTTTTTATGACTGTAAATACACTATGAAATTCAAACTATACACACTGATCGATATAACAGAAACGGGTGGCCGCAAAGGTGATGATCCCAGAAAGATACAACAGCAACAAAACTTCCTTACTATTTTACAGACAATTGGGCTGAGAGTTAATCCAGCATACGACCAAGCTCCTGTGCTGTTTTACGCTACTGCTGATGAGTTTAATCTAGGTACTAATTTTAAAAATAGACAGAACGTATGGGTGTTTGAATTCGACATAGAACACGAAGACGCAATGTCTATTGACACACTGGTAAACGATTTTAATCTAGTGCCAATAATAGATCATCTAGACGAAACTGCTGAGTTCGAAAACGCACACTTTGTTACTCATAATACACAGTATCGAAATATCGTCTTTGAACTAGTTGAATATAAATAAGACTATACAACGCGGTTCACCGTAAGGAGATTACATGTCAGGGATAGAACCTACAGCATTAGAAAGATCTAGTCTAGAAGCGCATGTTGATTTATGTGCTCTAAGATATAAAAACCTAAATGATCGTATTACCACCGTAGAAACAACTCTAATGAATATACGCACTGATATAAAGGAAGGGCAGTCATCCTTAATTAAGGTATTAATAGGAACTGCTGGCACTATTGTTGCCGGTTTGTTATCTACTATAGTTGTAATATTAGTTACCTTTTGAGAACACGATAAATACAATATGTTACTACGTGAACTTTTTACTAACCTACTAGACGAATCACAGACATGGGCTCGATCCGGAAAAAAGGTCGTGCGCAAGTACAGATGCGGCAGTGGACCACGAAAAGGAAGAGTAGTGGCCAAAGCTGCACAATGTTTTGCAGCACCGGATATCAAAAAACGCCAAACAATGAAACGAACCAAAGCAAGACTGGGTTCAAGAATGATTCGTAAATCTAAGAAGACTAAAAAGATAAATCCTGCTAGTCGTAGAGTTCAATCTATGAACAAAGCATCAAGGAGAGTCTAAAATGTTTTTACGAGAGCTGTTCGAAGGTGTAGCCACAGTGTTTGGTACCAACAAAGGCAAGACTGTGCGCAAGTACCGTTGTACTAGCGGTAGCCGAAAAGGACGAATTGTGGCCAAGCCTGCAACTTGTACAGCACCTAAAAATATGAAGGCATCTAATACTCTAAAAAAGACTAGACGCAGCCGTGGATCGTCTATTGATATCAAACGATCAAGAACCAAACGTACAAATCCTTCGACTCAGAGACTAAGTCGAATCAACACCGGACGTAGGACTATAAGGCCTAAGAAGCGTACAGGATCAAAGGGGAGAATATGAAGATACACGAAGTAATAAATAAAAATCAACAGGAACTACAAGTTGTTAAGGATACTCCCAGAGAAACTGAGCTAGTTGATCCAAAAACAAAAGTTAAAACTATTGTTCCTAAAGATCCAAAGATGCCCGGCGCAATTGCCAAAGATGCCCAAGGCAAACTCACAATGAACAAGCAGGATAAAGGTTCAGTTAGTAGGGGCATCAAGCCAGGCGACAAAGTGAGTGTGAGATAATATGAGACTTAACGAACTAGTAGGCGAGTTTTCAATATATCTTACTAACGAAGAAAAGTTCGTGCTAGAATCAATTGACGGAGTAATGCCGCTAAATGGGTTTGAAGAAAGGCAGCAAGTCATTATAGGAAACCTAATCCGCAAGAGTGTGGTAAGTAAAGTTATGTACAAACAACAACCAATGGTAATGCGCAATGAGTACTGAGACACTGGCTAGAGATTTTGAGAACATCATAAACAAAGGACTAGAGACTAGCTTTTTACCAATGGTGCGCGGCAATAGTATACGAATCAAAAACTACGTGATTAGGTCCAACCCAAACAAAGGCTATTTAATTTACGATACTGTAACTAATGTGCAGACAGCAAGAACGCAGTTTAAATCGTCAGCAATTGCAATTGCCAAGACTCTAGCTGCTGGCAAAAATTCAGTATCTACTATATTGCGTTATGACTGTGAACTTAGTAAGCATCAGAATGACATTATGTTCTACAAAAACATGCTAAACAATACTAGCGACGATTTTGTAAAGCAGGTTAGAAAGGTGCGAGTTGATGTTTCTCTTGAGAAGTCTCGATTGATACGCAAGAAAATAGACAGATTTATATTTAGCTTTTGATAAATAATACAAATACATATACTTTCATTTAGGACCCAACAATGAACATTAGAGAATTCTCAAAACCAAAGACAGCCAAGACTTTAAATGAAAGTCTTGCTAAGAAATTCGGCGCAAAGATTGATATCGACGCGTTTACTACAGAACAGTTAATGAATGTTCGGAACAAACTGCGCACCAAAGTGTTCAACGTTGAGACTACTGAAAGCTTCAACAGTGTACAAACAGCAGAATTTCAAAAGAACAAATTGTTCTTAGAAGTGTTAAACACTGCTCTTGCTGAGCGTGACGACAACATTTCTGATGCGCTAGACGAAGCTGTCAAGCAGGTCAATGAAGGTGCAGAAGACACTGCTCAGATCGTAATGGCTTCTAAAGACATGGTTGATCGTGTTACGGGCTGGATGGAAGACACGTCTGAAATGGAAACAGAAAGCATGCTGGAACTAGCAGATGCAATTCGTGACGAAATGGGTTCAGAAAAAAGCGAAGCATTTGTTGCATTAGTTAAACAATCTCTTGAGTCACTTTACACTGCATTGGAGTCAACTCGTACTGCACTAACTCAAGGAGTGAGCATGTTGACCGGCGAAGGTGATCCTGTAGTACCAATGGGTGATCCGATGGACGATGAAATGGGAGATCCAATGGACGACAGCAGCTCAGAAGACGGAATCGACTCATTAGATGACGAAGACTTTGGTGCTGCTGACGCCGCTGCCGGCGGTGACGTGCCAATGGGTCGTGAAAAGCGTGAATCAATAGATCGCAATCGCTCAAAAAAAAAGTAAACGAAGCTATTGATGCTACCTTTCTTTATAGTACGCTAAGGCAACAACAAGCAGCTGGTGTGGCTGCTTTGTCTATGAGCAAGCTAAACAAATACATGCAGAACCAAAGCCAAGGACACTTTGATTTTGAAGTGTTCAAAGCAGCATACGACCAAGACGATCGGCTACAAGAAATTGTTACTAACTTTGATGACAAAAAAATTGAGCTGAAACAACACGATACGGACGAACTGTCTGTCGGTAGCGATGACATGGGCGACAGTAAAGTAGCAGCCATGGCTAACCGTGCAACCAACCTAGACGACACCCTCTAATATAGTTATTGACATCCTGTAGAATATATATTATAATTAAGTATATTCTACAGGAGCAGCAATGACAACTCGTACACCACAAGAAATAGAAACTAGTATTAAAGAAACAATGGACACCTTCGTAGCTCCGGCAGTGGTCCAACATGGAGGCAACGTTCGGTTTGTAAGCTACAACGATGGCAACGTGGTTCTAGAAATGAGCGGAGCTTGCAGTGGATGCGCAGGGTCAGCCGCTACTCTACAGTTTGGCATACAAAGCATTCTTACTGAAATGGTTCCCGAAGTTAAAAGCATTCAGGGATTCGACGACCCTAATTCAACAGTTGATCCTTATTTTACCGACTTTGACGATGACCCGCAATGGGGCTTTGAATGAGTTTAGTAATCACCAAATACAACTACACAAAACTAAGCCGCACAGAGTGTAATGGCGCGAGACGCTATCTTACTCCTGACGGCAGTGCAGTAGCCAGTGTAACAACCATTCTAAGTGAGACAGCAGACAAGAGTCACTTAGTAGCATGGCGCAACAGGGTAGGACACGCTAAAGCAAAAGAGATCACTACAGAAGCCGCCGGTGTAGGCACAAGAATGCACAAGTATTTGGAAGATTTTATAGTAACAGGCGAATGGCCCACCCCGGGTAGCAATCCTTATGCAATTAAAGCACACGCTATGGCAACTGTAATCAGAGATCAAGCACTGGTTCATATGGATGAAATCTGGGGCACAGAGGTTAGCTTGTACGTACCTAAAATATATGCAGGCACTACTGACCTAGTAGGAAAGTACAAAAAAAAACCGTCTATTTGTGATTTCAAGCAATCAAACCGATTAAAGAAGCCTGAGTGGGTCAGTGACTATCGACTTCAAATAGTAGCGTATGCTGACGCTCACAACGCGGTACACGGCACCGATATACGCGAAGGCCATATATTCATGTGTACAAGAGATTTGGAGTACCAGCAGTTTGACGTGTGGCCTAATGAGTTTGATAACTGGCGGCACGAGTGGTATGAAAGAGTACATCAGTTCTATTCAATGTCAGGAAGTTGATATGAAACTGGAAACTAAGAAAAAGTACTACACTAAACTATATAAGTGGGCATACAAAAAGTATAGAGACACACACCTTAGTATGTTCCATAATGACATCAAATGCCCAGGATGTAACGAGTGGATGAGCATATCCGGTATCAATCACAAACACTCAAGAGTAGAGCCACAGCCCGAATGGAACAGTCATATACATTGCGGACAGTGCGGCACCGACGCCTATTGGAACTTAGAAGCATTTCCGTTCCCGGCAAGTTGCGATAGCAAAGGCATGCCATTCCCGGATAAATAATACTAGCTAACACAGGAGTATCATTTACATGGCCGTTGTATCAATTTCACGAATACAGCTTCGTAGAGGCAGAAAGAACCAAGGAACTGGATTGCCACAACTAGCAAGCGGAGAACTTGGTTGGGCAATAGACTCCCAAGAACTGTATATCGGCAACGGATCGGTATCAGAAGGAGCTCCCTACATTGGCAATACTCGGCTGCTTAGTGAGTCCGACGATTTGTTTGCTCTTGCAACCGGCTATATCTACGCTGGGACAGCAGGCAATGTACAGACAGGACTGTCTCCCAGCTTGCCAGTTCAACGGTCATTACAGGAAAGACTGGACGATAGGGTTAGTTTAAGAGCATTTGGAGCTAGTGGAGATAATACTGATCACTCTGTTTTACTACAGCAAGCAATTGATCAGCTATATCTAAACACCAACTCTGGTTCAAACATTGCTGCCAGAGTAGAATTAATAATTGAACCTGGTGAGTACACACTGCTAACCACAGTAAAGGTGCCTCCATATGTTACCCTACGCGGCGCAGGGTCAAAAAAGACTATATTTAACACAGGTGATAACATTGCTTTTGAAACCGTAAACAGTAGCAGCACAGTTGGAAACTATGACATCGAACCAACTAGCGGGACAAATCAATCTAGAGACATTTCGTTCAAAGGACTTACTATTAACACACAAGGAGCACCTGCTCTTAAACTTATAAGTTGTAAGGACAGCATGTTTGACGACTTGGTTCTTCGTGGTACTTGGGAGTTTGAAGACTCCGACTTAGAGACCCCTAATGAAAGTAATACTGCTATAGAGTTAAGCATGCCTAATGGGCTAGCTCCTACTAGCAACAACCAGTTCAGTAGAGTTGAAATCTATAACTACGTATACGCTGCAATAGGAGATGACGATATTAGTGATAATACATTTGACAACTGTATCTTTGATAACCTGCAGAGCGGAGTGATGTTTGGTGAAGCCGTTCAGATTACTGGACCTCAGAACAACTGTGTAAGAAACAGCAGCTTTGGCAAAGAACACGGCATTGTTGAATCCGGCTTTAAGGCACTGTCTGGATCAGGTAATCTGAGCGAGTCCAACAAGTACTACAATGTAGGCAATAATCAAGGTAGTTCAGAATTTAATGTATACCCGATTGTAGAGTTTTCAAAAAATGCCGGAACTAGTCACAATGATTGGTTCCTTCGTTCAACAGAATTAGGATATAGCCAAGACTTTATTACTAATGTTCCCTACACTACTGAAATAGAAGGATCGCAAATTACGCAGTTAAACACCTCACATACGTTGAATGTGGGACAATCAGGGGAACCCCTAAGACTATTCAAGCTTCCGGCTGCATCTAACAAGAGGGGATATGTAATTGACTATTTCTATCGCAGCTCGTTTATAAACGCAGCAAGAAGCGGAGCTATAACCATAATAGTCGACCCTGTAAACGATAACGTTAGCTTTAGCGACGAATATGACTATGCTGGTGATCCTACGTATAGCGATAACATCGAGCTTAATGCAATACTTTTTGATGAGAATAGTGACGGAGAAGTTGACACTGTGGTTATTAGTATGTTGAACTCTACTATTGATGACGATGCTGAATTTACTTACACAGTAAGGTACAAAACGTAAACAACTATGTTCAATAAAAAGTACGCCGACCGCCTGGTCTATTGGAGTGGTTTTCGCACCTCTCTAGAAACTTCCGCAACTCCTGTTGAGGATACTATTGCCTTATTTAACGCAGCGCCTATACGGTTATATGCCGCTGATCCATACGACTCTAGCACGTGGCCTGATCCTTGGGAATTGATACATGAAAATAGTTTCTGTCCTTTTGTAAGGATTTTAGCAATTTGCTATACTTTGCAATTAACTGCTCGTTTTTCGAACAGCAATTTTGAGATACATATTATAAAGGATCGATCTTTATCAACAACTGAATATCTGTTGTATGTCGATGATCTAATACTAGGAACATCGCAAGGAAAGTGTGTAATTAAAGATAAACTACCCGAAACTGCATACTCTGAATACACACATGTGATGCCACTGCTTCACTAAATATCATACTAACAACACACTAGATCCACAACCCATAAAGGGTGCCTGGCCTATAAAAATATTAATACACGAGGAAACAATGATAGAAACAATTATTAAACGCAACGGAGATAAGCAACCATTTTCACCTACTAAGGTAAATCAGTGGGGTGAGTGGGCTGCAAAAACTCTAGGAACCAGAGTTGATTGGTCAAGTGTGGTGTTATACACAGTAAACACTCTTCCAAAAGAATGTAAATCACAGGTTCTACAGGAACGTTTAATCAAAACGTGTCTTGAGTACAACGCCTGGTCCTATAATCGCATGGCCGGACGACTGTACGCGGCTCTACTTTACAAAAACGTATTTAATGACGTTATTCCAAGTATAGTTGAATTACATAAAAAACTAAAAGCACTCGGCATGATGGAATACCTGAACTATAGTGATCAGGAATATGCACACGTTGAAAAGTTAATTGACCACAGTAAAGACCTAAAAGCAACACACTTTGAACTTAAACAGATTCGTGAAAAGTATTCTTTAATGAATAGAGTTACTGGTGAAGAATATGAGACACAACAGTTTGTGTATATGCGTATGGCTATGGCTTTGTCAGAAGACCAGCCAAAAGAACGCCGTATGGATGATGTAGCAGCATTTTACGAACTTCTATCTAACAAAGAGATCAACGCTCCTACTCCCAACTATGTGAATCTTGGAACACCACTAAGAGGATTCGCATCTTGTTGTTTATATACAGTTGATGACAGTGCCAAGTCTATCGGCGTTGGTGATCATATCGCATACACAATGACATACATGAGTGCAGGTATCGGCGCCCACCATCAAATCCGCTCACTTGGCGATCCAATTCGAGGCGGTGCTATTAAACACCAAGGCAAACTTCCGTATTATAGACAGTTAGTCGGTGCTATTAAAGCAAACTTACAAAATGGTAGAGGTGGCGCTGCAACAACATACTATTCCATGTTTGACCCAGAAGTAAATGTTATATCTCAATTAAAGAATCCAATGTCAACAGAAGACAAAAAGATTCGTGGCATGGATTACAATGCAGGAACAAACAAATTCTATGCTAGAAAAGTAGCTAAGAAAGAAGATGTATTTTTGTTTAATAGCTTTACTGCACCAGACCTGTACGCAGCATTCTATGGTAAAGACGAAGAGACGTTTGCTACTTTATATGCAAAGTATGAAGCTGATGATAGTTTCAAGAAAACCTATGTTAACGCTAGAAAAGCCCTGCTAGTGTCATTAAACGAAGCTTATGAAACGGGCCGGTCCTACTTGCATTGGCCCGACGAAATGAACAGACATACTCCGTTCCATGACACTATTTTTAGTTCAAACTTGTGTGCGGAAATATCCTTGCCCACACAGGGATATGAAAGCATGGCCGACCTGTATTCTACAGAGGATCATGGCCGGGGCGAGATTGCACTGTGTAGTTTGGCCGGTATTGTAGTTGGAAATATTAAAGATGACGAGCACTACAAAAAAGCGTGTTATTACTCGTTGCTGATGATCGATAAATGCATTCATAGAACTCACTACGAACTACCACACTTGTCTGTTACTGCTAAGAGTAGATTAAATGCTGGGGTTGGTATTATTGGACTAGCTCACCATATGGCCAAGAAAGACCTGCGCTACAGCAGCAGCGAAGGCAAGAAAGAGATTCACGACCTCTCAGAAAAGCACATGTACTACATGATTAAAGCAAGCTTGCAATTGGCAAAAGAACTAGGTAATGCGCCATGGATACACAAAACAAAGTGGCCGGCAGGTTGGTTGCCTATTGATACATACAATAAAAATGTCGATGCAATTGTTGGGACTGAATTAAACTATGACTGGGAAGCGCTGCGACAGGAAGTTATTCTCAACGGCGGCATTCGTAACTCTGCCCTAGTTTCGATGATGCCCTCGGAATCTAGCTCGAAGGCATCCGGAACCACAAATGGATTATATCCTATACGTGATCTTGCTTTGCTAAAATCCGACGACAACATTATTATAAACTGGTGTGCGCCAGATGGCGAAAAGCTGGCGAAAAAGTATGAAATTGTTTGGGACGTACCAACTAAAGATTTAATTGACTGCTACGCTATTGTGCAAAAGTTTACTGACCAAGGAATTAGTGCTGATTTATATAAAAAACTTGTTGGTGATGCATCTATTGGTTCAACAGAAATGTTGAGTGATTATTTCTATATGACAAAAATGGGTTTAAAGACTCGCTATTATGTGAATAGCAAAACAAGTGACGGAATAGAACTGGACACAGGCGACGACGCTTGTGGTCCTGACGGCGGATGTATACTTTAACTAAGAGAGAATAAATGACAATTGATAAAAACGTTTTTAACACAGAAAAAACAGACTACGAAAAGCCTAAGCTGTTGCTTGGAGAACAGGAATCTGGTTTGTTTGATATCTTAAATACAATCCCAAATAATGCACATTATCTTAATAGGTATATTAGATTTATCTATTATTGTGTTAATTACAACAAATATAATGTTAAGTATGAATTGCATCATATATGCCCAAAATCAAAAAATATGTTTCCTGAATATACCAATTTAAAAATAAACCCTTGGAATGGTGCAGAATTGAGTCTTAGGCAGCATTTTATAGCCCACCATATATTATGGAAAACGTATGGTGGGGATATGACAATAGCCTTCAAAGGGATGAACAATTTTGGGAGATATGAAAATAGATTAAATTCCAAATCATACCAATCTCTCGTTGTGCAGGGCAGGCGAACACAATCTAAAAAGATGAAAATTTATTATGAGAATAATCCGTGGAGAATAGAGGAAATTAGAATTTCTCGAACAGCAGAGAATAACCCACTATTCGGGAAACCTATATCAGAAGCTCACAAACAAAAGCTATTGGATGGTGGAAATTTATGGAGAGCAAATCCAGAGAATGTTATAAAATTTAAAATAGAAGCTAGAAAGCGTTGTAGTATACCAACCAATTGTCCTTTTTATGGAAAAAAGCATTCTGATGAAACTAGAAAACTTCAAAGCGAAAATCATTCAGGAGTTAATAATCCGTTTTACGGAAAAAGCCATTCAGAGGAAACAAAAAATCTAATAAGTGAAAAGGCCAAAGGTGAAGGGAATGGGATGTTTGGAAAGATGGGGGCTGAAAATCCGAATTATGGACAGAAGCGATCTAAAGAGTACAAAGATAACATAACAGGAAGCAAAAATCCTAGAGCAAAGTCAGTCGAAATAAATAACACACTATATGGTTGTATAAAAGATGCTGCTAAAAGGTTAAATTTATGCTATTCTTCGCTTTCCCAAAATTTAAAATACAATGACACAAGAAGACTAGAAAAAATGGGAATATATCAGTTTAAATTATTTACTAACTAAGGAAAAGAAAGCATGAAAGATACTATAAAAGATACTATATTTAACACGAAAAAGACGGATTACAATAATGTTTCCCTTCTAATGGGGGATCAACCAAATGGATTGTTTGATACTGTTAATAAAAAATTTCCTGAAATATGGGAGTTGTACAAAGTTTGTAAATCTCTTGACTGGGATGAAAATGAGTTCGACTACAGTTCATGCAACGTAGAATTTAAAACATGCTCAAAATCAACTTATGAGATGATGATTAAGACTCTGGCATGGCAATGGGAAGCGGATAGTGTAGCGTGTCGTTCAATCGCTCCTGTTATGGCTCCATTTATTACATCATCCGAATTATGGGCTGCAATCCAAAGAATTAGCGACCAAGAAGTTTTGCACTCTGCAACCTATTCTGAAATTGTTCGCAGCAGCTTTGATGATCCATCAGAGATCATAGCCGAAGTGTTGAAAGTAGAAGAGGCTATGGCTCGCATGACTTCTGTTTCCAGAGTGTTTAGTGAAGCGTACAAAGCTTCACACATGTATGCTCTGGGTATGATTGAGAACAATCAAGATACCTATAACAAGGCTTTCATGGTGTTTGTGGCACTGTTATGTCTTGAGCGCATTCAGTTTGCATCTAGTTTTGCTGTGACGTTTGCTATTTGCGACACTGGCATGTTTGGGCCTATTGGGAAAGCTGTTCAAAAGATTGCACAGGACGAACTAGAAGTTCATGCTGAATTTGACAAGCGTGTTATCACAGCAGAACTAAAAACCGAGCGTGGACAAATTGCCATGGAGCAATGCGCTGATCAGATCAAAGATTTGGTTGATGAGGTTGTGAATGGTGAACTGGACTGGACTGAGTATTTGTTCTCAGAAGGGCGAGAACTGGTAGGATTGAATAAATCACTTCTATCTCAATGGGCACTTTTTTGTTCAAAGCCAGTGTACAGGTTCTTGAAAGTTAAAAGCGAGCATACACTGCCAAAGTCAAATCCGTTAAAGTTTATGGAAAATTGGCTTGACATTTCTAAAACGCAGGCATCTCCACAAGAGCAGGACAATGGTCAGTATAAAGTGAGCATCATGCGTAGAGATGACGAAAACGAAGACTTCGACATTGGATTCTAAAGTATACGGTCATAAATAATAGAAACATACAGGATCTATTATGAGATATCAAGAGTTTAAGCTAAACGAAGGCTACAAAGAAGTACAACAGAAGTTCAGTCAAGAGGCAGATCCTACTGAAGTGGCGAGTGCCTTTGATGTGTTTAAAAAACTAGTCAGTGCTAATCGCATCTCAGGCAATGAACGCAATATTGATTGGTGGGGTAAACAGGGGTGGCCTGCATTTATTGAATATGTGACCGCCATTGACGAAAGACCTAGCGAAGCAGAACAAAAATCTCGCACTAAAAAAGGCAATAGCTACGTACTAGAAGAAACTGCCGAGTGGCTGATTGTGGTGCCTCTGGACAAAGACGCCAGTTGCTTTCACGGCAAGAGAAGCGATTGGTGCACAACTAAGCCAACACAAGCATATTTTGAACAATACTTTCGTGACGATGGTATTACACTAATCTACTTCTTCCGTCAGTCAGATGGAGCAATGTGGTCCATGGCTGTTTATCCAGAAGGCGATGTAGATTATTTTGATCAGCAAAATGAACAGCTTGATGATGAGGAGTTCCTCGAGCAAACAAGACTAAGCTACAACAAATACATTAGAATGGTCGGCGGTGAAACTGATGTTGGACAAAAAGCCACTGCTAGTCGAGACAGCATGAATGCTGATTTGAAGACTCTACAAGACTACATTGAAAAATTAGAACAAATGGCTACCCCTAGACGAAGCGCAAAGGTAGAAACATTGCTGCTAAAAATTAAACACCAGAAGTTATTAGGAGAGTATTTTGAGTTATTACACGACGCTACCGGTCCAGTAGAAGTAGACCAACAATTACAAACGCTAGTTGCTACCACCGCACGCTCTGCTATTAACTTTTTAAAGGGAGTTACTTCAAAGACAATTCGGATACTTCAAAAGCAAGAAACCAACGTTCGGAAGAAGATCCTAAATATACAATACCCCTCTAAAGAAGCGGTATCATATATCGCAACTGTAGGAGAGCTAGCAGCGTCGTATGCAATTAACGTAATAGAAGGTCCTTGGCCGCCTGGCGAAGCTGCTATTGCCCAAGATACCACTTCATCAATTCGTTATGCAAAGGATGCTATGCAAGGTCTGTGGCCGCCGGGCGAAGCTGCTATTCTTACAGACTCAGAAACAGCTCTAGAATATGCTCGCGACATAATAAAAGACCGATGGCCCGAGGCCGAAGAGGTTATAGCTAAAGACTACCGTAGCGCATATAGATATGCCAATGAAGTGCTAGAAGGCCCATTTCCTGCCGGAGAAGCTGCTATTGCTAGTAATGGATATTATGCATACAGATATGCAATTGATGTACTAAAAAAGAGATGGCCTGAGGGCGAAGAGGCTATGAAAAATTTCTGGGACGATACGCTGTGGAAACAGTACGTGAAGTTCGTTAATGGTGAAGATGTAGAACCTTATAAAATATAGTCTGACTAAAAGATTCATAATTGTAACGTTTGCAATTAACGATAGATATATAATACAAACAACCAAACAAAGAGGCGAAGACATGAGTAAAGCAATTGTATGGAGTAAAGAAGGATGTTCGTTTTGCGAGAGAGCAATTACACTGCTGGCCGGAAAAGGTATTGAATACGAACTTCGCACAATCGGTGAAGGCTGGACCCGAGCGCAGCTACTAGAGTCAGTTCCTAGCGCAACAACAGTTCCTCAGATTTTCTTAGAAGGTGAATTCATCGGTGGGTTTACAGAACTAGCAAACCATTTCAACAAAAGGAAGCAAGCATAATGTTAATAGACGTACCCTATAAGCATGGCGATGTTGTTAGTATTAAACTATCGTCTGGTGAGGAGATGATCGGAAGGCTTGTTGAAGAAAAGAGTGACAAGGTTATTATCGAAAAACCAAGAATGATTACCATGATGGAACAAGGCCTAGGACTAGGACCATTTATGTTTAGTGTAGGAGTAGATCAAAAGGCTACGATCAGCATGAATTCCGTGACGTGTATTGCCAAGACTCATGTGGACTTCTCCAAGCAGTACACAGAAGGTACCACAGGGATTAAACTATAAATGACAACCGCAACAGCACCTCTAATAAATGTTAAAACTCTAGTAGATAACCAAGTTGCAAGTACTTCGGGGCTCACTGATGACCTTATACTAGTGGCTGCCGATAGCTGTGGACTATTAGGTACTGCTCAGTCAGCAGTTGACGAAATTGCTGCTGGCGCTGCGAATGCGGCCGATGCCGCAATTAATAAAACTATAGAATCAGTTGGTAATATATCTAAAAAAGTTAATGACTTTGCTGAAGGAGCTGTCTCGGCGGCTCGAGCAAAATTAGACAGCGCTGTTGCTGCTATAAACACTAAGATACAACAATTGTTTGATGCTGTTCAGGGTGACCCAGAAAAACAAAGTATATTAGACAAATTTTTAGCAAAAGTAGCGTCTGTGACAGCGGCTATAGGTTCAGCCTTTGCAGCAGTGTCTGCTTTTGCAAAAGACGCATATGATAAAGTTAGTGCCTTTGTTAGTGACATCATCACTACTGTCCTGGAAATTGCAAATGACGCACGTATCATGGCGTGTGGCGGCGCAAACGCTGCTCTAAGCGCAATAGGTAGTGGACTCGGCGGAGCATTTAACAGTATGGCAGAATCACTTTCTGACGATAAGAGCCCACAAGACATAATCAAAGAAAGAAATAGTGGAGCAGTTAAAGCCAAATCAGATGCTGTAAAAGCAAGTGCTGATGCTACTAACATTCAAGCTGATAACATCTCAGCGGGTGTAGACACAGTAGATGCTAATTTGGATCAACTACAAGCGATAGCAGCAGAATGAGCAGAGGACTGGCTAGATTTGGAGATCGTACATTTGGTACCTGCAAACATCCTAGTCACAATAAACCAATAGAGATAGCAGGAACTATAATAACAGGTTCTCCATCTGTTACAGTTGACAAGATGGCCAGCGCCAGAATAGGTGATATGGTAATAACTGACTGCGGACATCTCGATCAGATTATCTCAGGCAGTGCTAGTGTGCTGGCCGGCAACATTGGAGTTGCTAGAGTTGGCGACAAAACAGGCGGACGAGGAATATACAACGCTGTTATAATTACTGGCTCTCCAGCTTCGACTACCTCATAGCGTGATTGACAATCCACGTTAGCGAGCATATAATATAGATTAACGCGGCAAAAGAGGTAGTTATGAAAAAAATATTGACAGATGTAGACGGCGTGTGTCTCTGGTGGGAACCAGCATTTCATCACTGGATGGCACGACGAGAACAGCATCCGTTGGACCGACAAGACACATACAATGTACACGAAATGTATCCAAGTATGAGTCAACAAGAAGCTGTACGTACTATGAGAGAATTCTGCAACAGTAGCTGGATAGGCTTCTTAGACCCTCTAAGAGACGCTAAGACAGGCATTGCAGCATTAGTAGCTCAAGGGTACACCTTTGACGTCATCACTAGTTTGAGTACCGACCCATGTACCACGCAACTGCGCACAATGAACCTAAACAACCACTTTGGTATTGAAGCGTTTGACAAATATACGTATTTGCCACAGGGCGCTAGTAAAGAAAAAGCACTGGCACAGTATGCAGGCACAGGCTACTACTGGTTGGAAGACAAAATCGAAAACGCTGAAGCAGGCCTTGAATTTGGTCTGCAACCAATACTAATCGATCATCCATATAACCGATGGTACAGCCATCCTAAGATCTTTCGAGTAACTACTTGGGCTCAAGTGGTTGACATTATCCTAAATGATAAAAAACTGTAAATACAGGAAGAGGATATAACTATGGCAATAACAGTAGCAACACAAAAATACTTTGAAGAGATTTCTAAAAAGACACAGGAATATCACAATGCTTTTGTAACTGGCAAAAAGTATGTAATAGAAAACGAAATTACACAAATACGCAGCGCTACTAATTGTGTATTAATGAGTATACTTTGGTGCGCAGCTAACCGCGGCGACACACTGGATGAGCAAGATGTGTGTTTGTTCTTAAACGTTAGTGCAACCGATGTAAAGAAGGGTGATGTTGCAATCAAGCTGATGCCCGAAATGAAAGAATGGACACTTGAAGAAATTCTTAGCTATGTGAAAGAAGCATAAGCTAGTTGACAAAGTGATAGATTGATAGTATTATGTATATGTGAGATAAGAAATAATCATTCGCAATAGATTAAACAAAGAGAAAATAACATGAACACAGGCCAAGTATATTTTTATTACTATAAACAAAAGTTAGCCGACTGTGTATTCGACTATAAACAAAAGTTAGCCGACTATGTATTCGAACAACAGCGACGCAATAACATCAAGGAACACGGATACTGCCCGCTACATCTTGTGACCAAGTACAATGTGGCTATTGAAGATGCTGGTCGATATCGTTGGCTACGTGACAGCGGGCACCTTGATGCGTTTTGGAGCGTTGATGGTACAGAAGTCCGCTGTGATAACATCGACGTCGAGATTGAAGACGCAATGGCCGAACACGCATTGCATAATATGATGGCAGACTTAGAAAAAGAAGAGCATGCTCATGACAAAGAGTGAATGCACACTGTAAGAATAAATAGTAATAATGGTAGTAAACTAGCTTAGGAAAACACGGGAACACGCCGGGGCAGTACCGGCCAGCTCCACCATAAGCGCACTGCTAGTGTCTGCATACACTGCTAGCGTGCTTTTGATGGGGCTGTACTAGATTCGACTTTCGGAGCTATTACTAATGTTGGCTACTCGGTAGATGACGGCCGTAAACGCATAAAACTAGGAAATGACAAAACATCATTTACCACAGAACTAACAGTAGAAGGTCTTTTCGAAGATCAACTGCTAGCTGCCTAAACCGTAGCAAGTTCGGGGATATCGCTATCCTGCAACAGAAAAGTGATAAGAGCGCTTCGGCGCTCTTTTTTACGGATATTCAGTTGACAGACCTTTTAATTATTGTTATAATTTATGCTTAATGTAATTAGAGGCAAAGATTATGACTATGCACCTTGTTAGAGGAATGAGTTCAACTAGAACTGCTAAGCCTAAAGAAGCAACCATCACTATAGCAAAACGCAAAGAGCTCGGAGACCAGCTTGCTGTGTACAATCGTCAGCTTAGACAACAGGGACGACATGACGAGCGACTTACGTTTGACCAGTATTATAACTACGTACACGGTAGAGGCAAGGTTAAGTTAGCGCAGCCTGTGAAGCGCAAGACAGTACCAAGGTACCGTCGAGAGACACAGCATATACCCAGCTTAGACAAAGACCCAGGAATTGCGCCCAAGAAAGAATCTATAATGTATTCGGGCTCCTTGGTCAAGGGGATCTCCGTTCTACACAAGAGCAACGCTGTTCCCGTGATCAGTGACGAAGAAATAAACGACATTGCACGGATGAGACGCTAGTATGATTATTTCAAATATTCGTAATGTAGAAGTCATACAGTCTAAGAAATATCACTCGCTACATTCAGTAGTAGCTGAGGTAGACGTTACTACCACTACAGGATATTGGTTATGGAAGAAGACGGAGACTGTAACACGACAGGTTTTTAAAGATGAACTATCAGCTTCTTGGGTATGGACAGACACTGGCGAATGGACTCCTAGCCGAGATGTCGAACAACTTCATGCAGCGCACGAAGCCCAAGCAAAGATCAAGGAGATGCGTCGATGAAATATATTATTGCTATACTGCTGGTCTGTACTGCAACTTTTGCAGACTCACGCACACTGATGAGCAGTCCTATTATTGGCAATACCATAATGGCCAATAACCCAGCCGAAGAGTGCTTGGCGTTAAACGTATACTACGAAGCTAGAGGCCAATCAGTTATAGGAGCAATGGCAGTTGCAGAGGTCACAATGAATAGAGTCAAAAGTAAAAAGTTTAGGAACCATGTATGTCAAGTAGTATACCGAGCTTGGGCATTTTCGTGGACAAGTGATCGTTCTTTGCACCGAGTCACTCCAAACCTAGACAGCGTAGTAGATGCTCGTGCCTGGACAAGATCCTTGCTGATAGCAAGAAGGTACATAGATGGTGTCAACTCAAATATCACACGCGGTGCTTTGTTCTTCCACGCCCGCTATGTTTCCCCTTACTGGGCAAAATGTTTTACTCAAACAATAGTCATCGATGATCATATATTTTACAAAAATAATTTGCAGCGTAGGTCGTGCTAGCGAGAATAATCACTTTGTGCTACACCAAAATAGCAATAGCGATAACTAAATGTAAGAGGCAATAGAGTTGAACAAGATTCACATAGTTACATATCCTGATAGACTGCACAATGACAGTTACGAAATACTCCTAGTTTACCCTAGTCAAAAAGTGTTAGCAGATTTGCAAAACACCGTTCTAGCGCATTACGAAAATAATGCAAACATCTATATATATGACAAAGGAGTATATGTAAAGGAAGAAATAAATTGGGTGTTAACCACATTAAAATGCGTTGATGTCTGCATTGCAGATATTGATAACACATTACCATTCTTTAAAGACATGATGTCTTATATAGTTGCAAAAGATAAAACTTACTGGTTGACTAACGCTGAGGAATCAGTATATAATCATATCAGTAAAAATAGAATATACAACTTAGAGTTTTTATTACACACCGGAGAAATGAATGAAAAGACATAACAAAGCAAGTCAAGAATCACTGATTATCAAGGGGATCAGTGTCGAAGTCCGAAACGGCGATGTAAATTTTGCATTACGCAAATTTAAACGTAAAGTGCAAGAAGCTGGACTTTTGCAAGAACTGCGTGATCGCGAGTTCTATACCAAACCTAGTGAAAAACGTAAGCGGGCTAAAGCTGCTGCCCGTTCTCGCTGGCTCAAGAAAGAAACCAAGATAGACGAAAACACCAGCCAAGGTAATAGCTAAGGAAAAACAATGATTAACCCAGTACAAGATAGAGTTATTATTAAGCCGTCTAAGCTAGAAGAAAAAACTGCCAGCGGATTAGTTATTGCTGGATCAGTTGATAAAAAAAACGAACTCGAACAAGGACAAGTAATAGCGGTCGGCCCAGGGAAAACTACTAGCGGAGGTCAGCTAATTGAGCCGCTAGTAGAAGTGGGTGAGATTGTTGCTTACCAAAAAGGCACAGGAATAAAGACTAAGATTGATAACGTAGAGTATTTGGTACTTGATGAGCACCAAATACTAGCGGTTATCTTGGAGTAAAGTACAACTATATTTGATAAATAAATGTGGATGCCGCAAGGGTCCACAACAAAGTATCTTGCTTAATAAAGGAGAAATAATATGACAAGACTACATACCTTAGATTTACCTTCACTACACAGAGCTTCAATCGGTTTCGACAGACTATTTAATGAGCTAGATCGTTCATTCACTAATAGTCAGTCTCAGGGATATCCTCCATACAACATCTTGCAGATTAACGAAGACGAATTTATGATCAGTCTTGCAGTTGCCGGGTTCACTATGGATAATTTAGATATCACTAAGGACCGCAATGTGCTAACGATCGAAGGGGCAATGCCCAAACTTAGCGACGAAAAAACACCAAATTATATACACAAAGGTATTGCAGAGCGTAACTTCCGTAGAGAATTTCGTTTAGCAGAACACGTAGATATAGTAGGTGCTAGTCTTGAATTAGGAATGCTCAATGTACACTTACATAGAGATGTTCCAGCAGAGCTACAACCAAGAAAGATTTCAATAACCGGTCCTGCTAACAAATAGCAGTAAACTAGTAGGGGCAGTTAAACTGCCCCTACTACTTATAGGAGGAACTTAATGTCCACAAATGCGCAACCAGTCACTGACGAAAAGGTTAAGATTAAAAAGAAAACGCCTAACAAGTATAAGGTAATCTTACTAAACGATGATAGTACTCCGATAGATTGGGTTATAGGAATCTTAAAAGAAATATTTCGTCACACTACGCCTACTGCCGAAGCGTTGACTATGGAAGTGCATAATCAAGGATCAGCCGTAGTAGGAACCTATACTTTTGAAATTGCCGAAACAAAGATTGCTGAAACAATTAACATTAGCCGAGATAACGGCTTTCCGTTAGTAGCTAAAATAGAAGAGGACAAATGAATAATTTAAAAGAATTAACATCAGAGCAACACAGAAATGCTGAGAGACAAGCGTTTGTGAAAGAGATGTTCTCTGGAACGATATCTAATGAGCGTTACGCGAAGTTCTTGTTTAATCAGCATCCGATATACAACTTATTAGAAACACTTGCTAACATCCATGGGTTGTTTGACGATATGCCGGAGTTGCGCAGAGCTCCAAAAATTCATGAAGACTATCAGGACTTGATGAAGGGAACTGAAGAACCACCTGTGCTGTTACCGGTCGTAAAAGAATACATGGATTACTTAATGTCTATCTCCGAAGATGCAGATAGACTAATGGCGCATGTATACGTCAGGCACATGGGTGACTTATTCGGCGGACAGATGATTTCTAAAAAAGTTCCTGGCCTTGGCAAGATGTACCAGTTTGATCGAGATAAGGACGAACTAAAGACCTTAATAAGAGAACGAGTAAACGATAGTATGGCCGACGAGGCAAAGGTATGCTTCGATTTTGCTACTAAGCTGTTCCAACAGATGAATGAGGCAAAAAAGTGAGCGAAATTTGGACGCAGCTAATTAAATGTAAAGATAACTTTATTTCTGCGTTCGACGAGGTTGCTACAGAAATAGAGGAGCCAGGGTTGTCTGCGTTTAATCAACCAGAAAATGGGTGGATTAATCGAGTCTGGACCAATGACTACATACGAAGAGCACACATCGACGTAGTAGATGCTCGCGATGCTAAAGGAATCTGGATGATGCACGTCTGCATCTTTCCGCAACTGCACAATGATGCTCCTATCTTTGGATTCGACGTAATTGCCGGCAAGAATAAGATTACTGGGGCATTTCACGATTTCTCTAAAAGTGTTAATTTAGATCATCCTATGATACAGCAATATTTCGACAGTGTTGAAGACTTTGTTCCCAAGAAGCAACGAGAACTACCGGAATGGGCCACTAACATCTTTACTGACAAAATGTTAGCTGCAAGCAATGTAAAGCAAGAAGAAAGTGCAGACATTATTAGTATTGTAGAAGACAATTTAAGATTGTACCTTAACAGAATCACGCAGTACAATCACATGTGTGATACTAACGAATGTCTTAAAGCGCAAAACTATTACTGCACCAACCAGCAAAAAAACCCACACACTCCCGCAGTAATGAAAAGTTTAGGACTTCCTCCCGAAGAAGTAGATATGTTCTGTAAAGATATGTTGTTTCCTAAAGTTCAGCAATAGTTAAAAGCTATTAGTCTTGCATTGTGTATATAAAAATTAATTAAAAAAAATATCTTGCTCTAGTACTGAATCGACGCTATACTAGCGTTAACGCATAAAAGAAAAAGTGCGTAAATTTTGAACCAACAGGAAACACTAATGTCCGATATAACTACCTACAAAGTTAGTGACATCTTTGAAGACGATAAAAATGATCCCAACAATGTGTTAATGAATATTCCGCCTGAGGTATCACAGCGAATGGGCTGGATTGAAGGTGACGTTCTAAAAGTAAGCGTCGAAGAAGGACGTATTGTATTAACCAAAATCGAAGACCAACCTAAAGAGAGCTAAAATGCAAAACTGGAAAGCACCCGCACAACAGGCAGTAGACTACTGGAGCACTCAAGCCACCGACGTACCTAGTATAGTCAACGGGTTTAACGGAACTTGGGCTATTAGTGATTACAAGTTAATACCATCTTCACTAATGGATTTTGTATCAGAAATGTTCTTTAGTTCTACTAAGCTTTCACGTGTTCCTATGAGTGACATTAACAAAGTACTAAATGACGCGTGGGACGGTCCTGGATCTATGCCCAAAATTATCAACCTTACCTATCAAAGTCGTCGAGCTCGACAGCTGGGACGCCTTAACGACGATGATGCGGAACTAACAGGAAACGATGCTTCTTCGATCGCACATGATCTTATAATGCCAGTTAAGGACTAATTAATGTTGGTCATTGTGATAGGTGGTACTGCGTCACAAAAGCAGCGAGTTACTAGCATGGTTGAGTTCTGTGCTCGGCAACTAGTACCGAGGTTAACGTCTTTAGAAGTTATTGTAAAACTTATATCAATACCAACGGAAGCGCACGGCTATTGTATGGCTTACACTGACAGTCCTAGATTAGATCGTCCTCGAGACTTCATAATTGAAGTAGACCGAAGAAACAACCTGCGCCTGGTACTAGAAACTGTTGCCCACGAGATGATACATGTAAAACAATACGCCCGAGGAGAATTATACTACAGTCCAATTAAACGCAAGTACAGATGGTGTGGAAAATGGATAAACTATAGAATAAGCTATTGGCAACAACCCTGGGAAAAAGAAGCTTTCAAAAAAGAGAAAGTATTATTGAGCAGCTGGCTTAAAAAAGAAGGGTTGCAAAACAGAAAGTGGGCTATAGAATAATCTAAAAATAGGTACAAGGTATGTCTAAACGCGATAAGAGTAAAGCAAAGTTGTTTAGGGCATGGAAACAACACTTGTCAACTAGTCGATTATCACAGACTGCACAAGTAAAACGGGCCAAAGAATTTACTAGAAAAGGAATGGAAGTTCCTAGCAACATAATTTATTCTTAAGGATTGACACTATGACTAAAGAGAAAACTACTGTTACTGATAGCTTAGAAGACGATGATTGGGCGTTGATTATTAATTCAAAAGGAGACCTTAAAGGTGTTTATATTCCCCACGAAGCAGATGAGAAAGATGTGCCTGAGGCTATTGTAGAGATATTAGAACAATATTATAATATCGACTTCTACGACAATGATGATAATACAGATGAACATCCAAAGACAGTACACTAATGAAAGATGATACTAAATCACAGTTAGCTCAACTAACAAAAGAAGAAGCTGTCTTTGCTGATAATATTGACTGGACTATGCTCGGAATGACAAAAGAGCAAGCCATCGATCTAATGGCAGACAAGGTTATACATCAGCTTACTAGTATTAACGAAGACGATAGAGCAATTGTTGCAATGGCAACCTTGTGTAAGCTGCTAGTAGAGAATCTAGCATTCCAAGCTATGCTTGAAAACAAAACTAATTCAACGGAGAAGTGAATGAGTAATCTAGTACCTTTCGTAGTGGAAAGAACAAGCAACGGAGAAAGGGCCCAAGACATTTTCTCGAGATTGTTGCAGGATCGTATTATTATGATCAACGGTGGAATACATACAGAAATGGCGCACTCGATCGTTGCCCAATTATTGTTTTTGGAAGCAGACAACCCCGACAAAGAAATCAGTGTTTACATTAATAGCGGTGGTGGAGAAGTAACTGCTGGACTGGCAATTTACGACACTATGCAATTTATTAAGAGTGACGTGCGCACTATTGTAATGGGACAGGCCTGTAGCATGGGCAGCTTTTTAGCACAAGCAGGCACAGCAGGCAAGCGAGTAGTACTACCGGAATCACGTACAATGATACACCGCGTTAGTTCAGGTACACCGGGTACCAAAGGCAGTATCCACGTACAAGAGCTTGAGTTCGAAGACGCTCGACGTCACTATGAAGAATCTCGTAAGGTCAATAAGCGCCTTACGGAGCTGTATGTTAAACACAACAGCAAAGAAAAAACTTACGATGAACTTTACGAGTTAATGAAGTTTGATACTTTCTACAATGCACAGGAAGCAGTTGATGCAGGCCTTGCTGACAAAGTAGTGGAGCGCAAAGATGCTTAATCGCGCGCCAACGCTTTATACACTAACTGATATTGTAGAAGCAGCAGTTGACCCAGAAGTTCTAAGTGAGCACTCAAGTGGACAATGGGTGCCGGCTAGGCGACTAGGTATGTACGGGCTGCGGAATAGGCTCAAGCTAGCACTTATGGTATTTACTGGAAAAGCCGACGTAGTAATTTGGCCAGGAGAGCAGTGAGCTCTTAACAAGACCCAGCTCTAGGAGTAATACATGATCAATATTGAAGTTACCGAAAAAAGCATAAAAGAATTAGTCAACAACAAGGAAGTTAATGTTATTGTTCACGGGTGTAACTGTTTCCACAAGATGATTGGTCCTGTATCCGATAGTCTCAGACAGCTAACTGACAATAATATATTAGTTGTAGATGTTGACGGCTCTGACTACGGCGACATTAATAAGTTAGGAACATGGACTAGCGGCGGCTATGAGTTTGCTGGTCACGCAGTAGACATAGTTAATCTCTACTGCTCGTATACCTACCCGGCTGCCGGATGCGATGCTATACACTGGGCAAGTGTAAACGATGCTTTGGTTGAGATTATTTCAAAGGTCGAAAGCGGTCATGTAATGGGAATTGAACACATTGGCTTTAACTCACTAGACAAAACTGAATTTATGAGTGTACTTGATGACATTGCAGACCGATACGACAACGAACTACCAGATGTTAACATAGTAGTGTTTGAAAAATGACAGAAAAACTTAAACTGTGCGTATGTGGCAAAGACAACAATACTGAACTAGACAGAATAGACAGTGTGTATCCGTTAAACAGAGAACGCACTGAGTGGAATGTATGCTGTCAAATACATAACTGTGGGTGTGGCAGGACAGTATACGGCAGCAGCGCCGACCAAGCAATTAGTCGATGGAACAGCGGCGTTACTGACGAATACATAAGTTAACAGGACAACACAAATGAAAACACCAAGCGAACTAGAAGCTGCTAACCTAGCATTAACTGTGGCACTAAACGAGGCTATCATAGAATATCAAGATACCTTAATATACAAGAGTGAGTATCTCACTGAGAAACATGGTGACTGGGAGACCGTTGCTGAGCTAAAGAAGATACTAGAAGTACACCGAACAAAAGGTGCAGACATACTCAAAGAGATCCAGGCGCAGACTATCGAAGACCTAAGGTTTCCGGCAGATTTGCGTAAAATGTGGAGTGGAACGGAGATAAAAGAATGGCTCAAAGACCAAGCACACAACAAGAGGACGTAATCCGCAATAAGCTAGTGGAGTTTGCTGAAGAGATGCTGCCTCTAGATGCTGAATTTGCGCAAGTGCTACGCGACAACCTATGGGACTTGTATATGTTGTCTACACTTACAGAAATTAGTCGAGACATTCCTGACTACATTTATAAAGAGGATATAATCACATTACAAGATTGGAAGTTATTACAAGAATCAAATGACTTTACCTTCGACGACGGCGATGCATGCTACGGAACAGAAAGTCGAGTTTCTGATATCTGTGCTTTTATCTCCGATCCTCCAAACTGGGCAACTCACGTGATACTTTTCGGAAAATAATAGTTGACAATGCCCTACTATGGCCGTACACTGTAGATAACATAAACTAACTTACGAGCATAAAATATGGTATTTAACCCAGCAATGTTAGGCTCACTGAGCAACAGTGAACTGGCTATCGAGGCCCAGCGTACAGAGAACCTTGATGCTAACACAGTAGCAGAACTAGTCAAGTGATTCGTTGAGATGCTAGATAACGGTACTATACAAGAACACTACGACGAAGATACTCGCGAAGGTCGAAGGAACCACGACGAAGACGAAAACGACGACCTGCGTGAAGCAATTCGAGAAGCAATATCTGTGCTATAGGGGGTGTAACACGCCCCCTAGAGATGCACGACTTTTCTATATAAATAATAGAACCAGACAGGATCTATTATGAGATATACCGAGTTTAAGTTAAACGAGGGCTTTAAAGAAGTACAACAAAAATTTAGCCAAGAGGCAGATCCTACAGAAGTAGCATCTGCCTTCGACGTGTTCAAAAAGCTAGTAAATGCAAATCGTATATCTGGTCAAGAACGCAATATTGATTGGTGGGGCAAACAGGGGTGGTCTGCATTTGCTGAGTACGTGACAGCCATAGACGAGAGGCCCAGTTCTTCAGAACAAGACAAGCGCACAAAGAAAGGCGAAAGTCACGTATTAGAAGATTCTAGTCAGTGGTTGATTGTAGTGCCACTAGACAAAGATGCCAGTTGTTTCCATGGTAAGAAAAGCGATTGGTGTACAACCAAACCCACTCGATCACATTTCGAACAATACTTTCGTGACAGTAGTATTACGCTAATTTATTTCTTCCGTCAGTTAGATGGAGCCATGTGGGCCATGGCTGTTAGCCCAAATAAAAGATCAGAATACTTTGATCAACAAGATGAATCGTTGTCGTCTGCTCAATTTAATAAGCAAACAGGCCTAAACAGCAACAAGTACATCGAAATGGTTGGTGGCAAGACAGAAGTTGGTCAAAAAGCCACTGCTAGTCGAGACGTGATGAAAGCTGACTTGAAGACTCTTCAAGGTTACATTGGAAAGCTGAGACGGATGGGGAGCCCGCGACGAAGTGCAAAAATTGAAACACTGATGCTGGTTGTTAAAGATCCGACGTCAATAGAAGAATATTTCTATATACTGCATGAAGTCGACGGGCCGGTAGAAGTAGATCAGCAAGTACAAACTTTAGTTGCTAACTCTGCTGAAGATG